AACTCAGTCACTTCCTCTGATGTAGCAATAGCATTTAGTTTCTTTACATTGTTTGATGCTTGTTTTGATACAATTTCCTCTTGTGTTGCTTGTGTTGACTGACGTGTTGCTTGTGACCTTTTTTGAGTTATTCCTAATTCAATTTTAAGAGCATCTATCTCTTTTTGCCTCTCTGCCCTTATCATTAAGGTATTTTTATAATCTTCTTCTCTAACAGTTTTCAATTTTTTTAATTCCATCTCAAAAGCCGCTGCCGATTTTGCGGCTGAATCAAATTCTTTATTAGATGAATTATCCTTAGTCGCTTTTGGAATGTTGTTTAATGATTCAATATTTGAAGCTAATTCTGTTATAGTTTTTGATAAACTTGATAATTGTTTCTCTGCCTCAGGAGATATTATATTGTCTATTAGATATTCTTCCATATTATTTATTTAATTTGTTTAAATGATTTTCCATATCTTTTATTTCTTTTCTATACAACTTCATCTTTTGTATGTACTCCAATACACACATATTAAAATTAGCCGTATATCCATTTTTTTCTAAGAATGCAAATATTCTATAAAAATCACTTCTTTGTACTTTTGTATTTTCTTTTGATGAATTTTCTAATTTTGCCTTTAATTCATTAATCTGTATTTTATATATCTTCATATCAGATTCTATTTTATTTAAAAAATCATCCTTATACCTACTATTTTTAAGAAAATCTATTACTTTTTTCTTATCATCGTCTTTTGCAAGAGGAGATGACAATACTATACCGCAATATCTCAATAACTCATGCTTTTTATAAAGCCTATTTATTTTTTCTTTATCTTTTATTTTTTCCATTATTTCTTCATCTCCAGACATTTGAACATATTCATTTAATATAATATTATTTATTTTTAATAGTATATATTTTGGAATATATATATTAATTTTTTTTAATACATTTATATCCATATCAACGACTAGCCTGCAATACATATCCATTGTAAATCGTGAATCATTTATGGTATTATATGTAAAATTTAAGAAAAAACGAAAAAGAGCCTCTTTAATCATTAAAAGTAGGCTCTCTAAATATTCTCTCATAATCCCTTTAGGTATAAAATTGTTTTTTTCTTTATTTCTGGTCTGACTTCCTTAAACAAAATAGTAAAACTGTCTTTTGTTAATCCTAATACGTTTTTCCCATAATCTGTTTTTAATATGCTTTCTGTTTTTGAATCGGTCGCTGTTATTGAAAATTTTTTATTGTCTATTTTCAACAACATTGATTTATGGAAATCTCCATATTCATAAAGAGTAATTAAATCATTTTTTACTGGATTGCCTTTCTTTATTCTTCTTGTTATTGTATCTCTTGAATACGGCAAATTATCTGAACCATCAGCTCTTTTCCCTAGTAATAATTGTTTTTGATTAAGTTTTATAATACTTTCTTCATTATCTTTTAAAGAATCACTTATTATTTCTGTTAGTTTTTCTTTTAGTCCTAGTATCTGTATTTGTATTTTGTCTATTAGACCCATATTTCTTGTGAAGTTTTATTAACTCTTTATCTACTTCTAAATCAGATAATTTTGGAAATAAATTTCTTTTTATTACATCTGGAATACTTTTAAGAAAATCTTTTTCCTCTTTTTCAAAAAGCACAAGGGATATTGCCCCTGTGCTTAATAAAATTTTATTGTCCATATTATGGAGCTACAGTTACTACAACTTCAATAGTTTCACTCTCAAAACCTCCAGCAGTAAGAGAGCCAATTGTTAATGCAGCTAATTCAGCAGGAGATGCCATTGAAATTAGATATGTTCCAGCAGCTAATCCTAATATCCATTTTTTATTAGCATCATCCTTAGTAACAGTTGTAATTGTCGCAGTAGCTCCTGTTGATTTAACAATAGCCTTCCAAGCATCCGTATCAGCAAGTAGTGTTGAATAATCTGCATATAAATCAGTCCTTGAAATTTCAGTCCTTGCCCCAATTGTGGCTGTTCCAGCACCTCCAGTACCAAATAATTCTACATCCAATATTCCACCCATTTCTTCTGATAAATCAAAATCTTCAGGGAATAGAATAGTACTTAGTTTGTCTTCTAATGCACTTGGGTCTTCTAATTGTAGATTTCCAGTATATTTTGTTGGGTCTCCTCCTAATACACCAACTTTTACTTGATTTGCCATAAATGTGCATTCAAAGCCTCTCAATCCTGTACTTGTTCTTAGTCCTCCAATAAATTGAGTATCAATCCATAATACCCTCATATCCTTTCGTTCTCTGAACTTACGAAGGTTTTTATGGAACTTAATACCTTTATTTTCAAATTCAATCGTAAACTCGTGAGATTTTTCATCCTGTTTAATATTAAATCCATATCCAGACTTTTTAATGTCGGCTGCAGGTGTTGAATCTTCATTTCCAAATATTTTGGGAATGTAAAATGTTCTTCCATTACCATTTGCCAATGTAGAAGCCTGTAAATACGCCAATGTCGTATCAAAGTCCGTTAAACTAGCATTGGGAATTTCAAAATTACCATACGTTAAAATAAAACCTACTAAGTGGTCTATTTTAATACCGCAAGAGGGTTCTCCTACGTTTCCAAATTTAGAGGTGCAACTTACATCTCCTACAATAGTTGTTTCTGCCATTTTTTTTGTGTTTTTTAGTTGTTAATTTATTAATTTAGTGCAATTCTTAGACATTCTTATTTGAAAATTTTTTAATTGTATCGCATCTACTGGCTGTGTGAAATTTTGACCGTCATATCCAATTAACCCAGTTTCTCCATAGAAATAGTGAAAATAAGTATCTCCTTTTTTATATATTGATATATCTCTGTCAAACATTAACCATCGTTCAAATTCCTGTAATATTGGTATTAATATAGGGCGAAAATTCATCTCGTCTCTTTTTTCTCTTGTCCAATTTATATCTGATAAAGTCGCTATAACTATATCTTTAACTGTCCATATATCTTGCTTCTCAGTAGCACTCATTGAATTAACAAAGAAAAAAGGTAATTTCTCATTCGTATTTTCCTTTCCAACAATGTTAATAAATTCGATAGGTGTTGAATAATAAAATTTTATTTTAAATGGATTTTCAGCTATATAATTATCACCTAATGATTTTTTTAGTTTTGTATCTATATTATTTGAAATAATATTAACAACTCTATTCATAGATGTCTGTAATTGTTTAAATTCCATACGTCTGAGGTTTTAATAAATAAGCCATTCCATTTCTATTGTACTCTTTATTATCAATTTCAAATTCATCTTTATTCTCAAGAAGCCATTCTACTATAGTATAATTATAAGATACCATAATGTCCCATGCCTTTTTTATAAATGGATAGTTACTTCTTACCGTTTGATTTTGAGATTTATCATTAGTAGCTGTTGCTTTTTGTGTTATATTTAATTCATTATCTATCATATAGTTACAATATATATAGCAAGCTATTGGACTTGTTTTTAATGTAACCGTTTCAGATATAATCTCATTAAATGACAATAATTGCTGTTCAAAATTTACCCATTTTAGCTCTCTATCTATAGAATCTTTTTTAGTGTCTAATATATAATCAGCATACAATTCTTCTCCAAGAATTAACTTTAAATATTCTCTTTCATATATGTTTATTGAAAGATTTATTCTTGTATTTTCTTTTTCCACTAAAGATGATGAATAGCCGTTACTTGAATCAGTAATCGGAATCTCGCATGGAGGATATAAAAAGTATGTTTTATCAGTTAAACTCATTATTTTTTTATTTTAGGTCTTCCTGCTTTTTTTATTTTTTTTAAATCGTATTCTTTGGGGTATGATTTTTTAATGTTATCATCATCATCATCATTATTGATGATTTTATTAATATTTTTATCATTAATAAATTCAACTGCAAATCCATTTTCTATCAATTCTTTAGCAGTATGATTATTTAATGTTTTTGTTTTACCTGTATTTTTCCCGTAATTAAATTTTTCTGTAAATTTAACTCTAATCATAGTTGTTTCCAATTATATGAATTAATAATGTTTGTTAAAAAACTATCAAATTTATTTCCATTACTTATAAAAAAGGTGTTTTTTAATGGATATATCCAATTTTCTTTATGTTTAGGTGTAATCATTTTTATATCTCTTGAATCAAAAGCCATTGACATATATATGTCTGAGCAATTAGTAAACCTCATTTGTATTATATCGTATTTATTTTCATTAAAAATATCAGAATGAAAACCTAATACTCCTGTTCCAATTATACCAACTTCTTTGTCGGAATCTACATTTTTTGTACATTGATAAAATTCCCTATATCCCTTTTTATATTTTTCTATAGGATAATCATTTATTCGACCGTGCCATGATATAGCACATTCTCTATTATATTTTTCTATGTTTGCTATTGTTTTTTCCACATAATCATCTGGATATATAAAATCATCATCAACAGTAAGCACATATCCATTCCATTCATACGCAAAAATAAATTTACCTGCACATCCAACATCACCTATTAATTCATCTGTCCTATAAATGCTTAATTTGTTTCTTTGTTTTATCTTAATATCACCATTACAGACTAGAACCAATTCATCAACTTGTTTTATCAAAGAATCAACCGCTTTTTCTACGTTCTCCTCTCTCGAAGGGAACGTAGCCATATAAGCAGTTATCTTATCTTTTTTTCCTTTGCTAACTCTATTTATTTTATTTTTAATAATATTATTACATAACCTTAATCCTTTAGGAGAAATATAATTTTCATCTTTCAGTTGAGCATATTCTTCTTTTTTTATTGCAAATCCTTTTCTCAACAGATTTTCCGCAACACTGTCCGTTTCAAATGCTGTTTTACCAACCATTGAAGAATCGAATTTCCTAAATTTTTCAGTAAATGTAATTTCAATCATTTTTTATTAAGAATTAGCTTCCAAAGCAGCTATAATAGTTGCAAATGTACCTTTAATAAATGATGTCTTCTCATTAGAAGAAACATATTGTATCAATCGACTTTCTCCGATGATAGTACGTTTATTTTTTGTAAAGTCGTCACTATCCCATCCCATTACAAGTTTTTCTTTGTGAATACGTACCCTGTATTTAGAGAAATCACCAAGAACGAATGTACCTTTTGTAATTTGTGTTGTTCTAATCACATTTAATCCATTAACCATTGTTCTTCCTGCTACTGTTTGTATTCGTGGAATATTAGATGATTTTGTCAATTGGAATTTAGCAACATCAATAGGATTCATTACAATAGAAGTAGGAATAAAACCTGACATTTCAGATTGAGTGGTAGCTGCTATAATAGCATCTATAATATCAGCATCATTAGTAGAATCATCAAAATCCGTTAATGAAAAAGTAGTTGCTGCTGAAACAATACCAGCTAGGACTGCTGCACTTTTAGCAAGATTTAATTTTTCGTTCAACACTCGGTTAATTTCCCCTTCCATGTATGATATATTCTCAAGAGATTCCTCTGTTACTTTTGCAAATCCAGTGTACTTTGTTTCATTTGCAATTTTTTCTTGATAATCTACATCAATTTGATTTTTTGTATTTCCTTCGGCAGTAGTTGAAACAGAACCTTCGCCTTCTACTTCGTCAACCCATGTAATAGAAGCTTTATCGGTAGTACCCAAATCAACAAAATCAAGTATAGACATGATTGTACTTCTATTTATTGCATACAAATCACCTTCAACACCCAAAACTGATAATTTAGGCTGAGGAGTTGATACTACTACGTTTGAAGTAGTTACATCTCCAACTGTTTTGATTTCAAATTCAGAATAAACTTTATTTCTTAATTTCTCAAGAGCTTTAGATGCAACAAGTAGGTCTTTTACTGTTTTTTGCTCTAAATTTGAATGTACATATTCTTTTAATTTTTTATCTACATCCTTAGTTACATCCTGAGAAAACTTCAATATTTCAGCATCTAATGCCTCTTTTGAAATCATTGTTGAAAATTTATTCTCAATTTCTTTTGATTTCTCGGATAACGCTTTATCTAAATCAGATTTTGAAATACCGATTGGCAATTGTTCTTTGAAAGATTTAAATTGCTCTGAAAGCAAGTCTTGTAATTCTTTTTCGTTCATTTTTTTAATGTTTTAAATTGTTCTTTTAATATTTGTTCTAATTTTTCTTTTTCAATAGTGATTTCTCGGCTATTTCTATTTTTTGTAGTGTCTAACGGCTCATATTGAGTGTATGACGACTTATTTTTAGATAAAGTAGGAGTTATTGGATTACTTCCAAACAAGACTGCACTACCTTCTATTAGTTTGGCTTCTGTAACAGCCCAAAAACACATTTCTTTATCTGCAATTTCTTTATTTACTATTTCATTATAATATTTATCCCAGTTTTTTTTCTCTTCAATAAAATATCTATCATCGCTATTCACGCAAAAAAATATATTTATATATTTCATTCCAACTGAATGCTGTTTAACATATCCTTTTAGATATTGTTCATACATAAACTCGTTTCTTTCCCGTGATATTTCTGCTTTAAATATTAAAGCTTGTGTTTTTCCTTCCGAATTTAAACCTAAATCAGTCCAATTCATGTTTTTAACATAAGGTATTGCCGAATCGGTTATAACATATTCAAAATCTCTTAAATGAGACTTCAAAAGATAGGTAGTCGGATTTTCAGATATTGATTTCTTCCACAAATTAGGAATATGCACGTCTAAATGACTATCCAAATAGTTAGTAGTATTAATAACTAAATTTCTTGTTATTATACCGTTATCAGATATATCTATTGGTGTATTCTCTTTTATTGCAAATTCAGACTTTTCAATTGCTTTTACATTTATAAAATCAATAGCATCTGCATATTTTATTGCCGATTTTTTTTCTGATACAATTTTAGATTTATTATCTTTTATATATCTGAAAAAATCTTCTTTTGAAACAAAATCTCCTATTCTCATTTTTCTATAATATTATCGTAACGTAATGATTTTTCTTTTTGGGATTTTATTTTTTTTATTTCTTCTCTTGTTAAATTCTTTTTTTCCATTTTAATATAAATATGGTTCTAATATTCCCTTTGCCTGTTCTATTGTTATTATTCCTTTTTCTACTAATGGTGTAATAGCACCACTTACTTGCTGTAATGCAATAGCACTCTCCTTTAAATCCTCTTGATAAAAGTCTAAATGCGACCAATCAGGTTTATATTCCCAATCACGATTTGGAATTGACATCATTTTACAAAAATCAGAAAATCTTTTGGTTGCCTCTGGTATTATTGTTCCTGTATAAAATTCTTTTCTAGCTTCTGGTAATGATTTATATCTTGTTTCTTCTGCTGCAAATATATTAGGCAATCCAAATTGTTCAAAGACTGATATTTTAGCAGACATCAACAATTCAGGTAATTGCATATCTACTATTTTTGATGTAATGGGTATATAACTAGCAGCTCCTTTTGTTATTATGTATTTAAATTTTCCCCTAAGTCCTCCATATTCTTTTAAAGCTTTTTGTAATTCTATCTTTTCCCTTGTTAGAAATGGAGCTGAATAAGTATCTATATCTTTTGCTCCTTGTCCTATTATTCCTCGTGCTCCACCATCAACTATCAACTGTGTAATTGTTTCTCCAATACTTAATAATGTTGATATAGGTTCTGAAAGCGAGTATAATCTACTTAAACCAAAAGTACCTTGTCCATTTTTATACCAATTATCCCTATAAATAAACACATCATCAGTCTCCAATCTTAATATTCCTGACCCTACATTTATATTATAATATAATATTTCTTTTTCAAAAATTGAATTATAAGTATTGGAATATACAGGAGATACCATGTCAAATGGAATTATATAAAAATTAAATTTATTAATCCCTATAATTTTCGATTTATATACATAACATCTTCCATATATACATACTTGAGATTCAACATGATTATTAAAACAATTGAAATTCTGATATTCATTTGGTTGTGACAATAATTTTAAATCATTTTTCACAACATCATTATTTATTATTTTTTTACCATTATCATCTTTAGCCCATATTTCTAAATGGCTAAAAGCATCCGACCTCTTTCTTATTGCTGTTTGAACAACGGAACTTTTATTGAATGCGTCAAGCTGCCCTTGAGAAGTTTTTGTATTTACTTCTACCTTATTGAATGTTTCTACATTTTCCAATAAGTCCCGAACTAGAACATTATTATTTTCAGAAGCATAAATATCAAATGCCATATATTATATATTTTATACAAAAATAAAACACAAGTTACTTGTTATTATTTTTTAACTATATTTAACTAAAAATTATTTATCATTATCAATCTTCCATCTCAGATATTTCCATGTTGCATACATCCAACTATCAAAAATGTGATTATATTCATCTATTGGTATATTTGTCGGGTTTCCATTATCACCCTTCTTATAAGTGTAATTCTGTTGTTCTATATTAAATTCATTGTTCTTCACAAAGTGTAGATTAAATCTTTTTGCAAGAGATATTCTTGTTACTATATGAGGTTTTTTAACTTTTTCAAATTGCCAAAATAAACCCTTCCTATCTGAGATATTATTTAAATCTGGAACAAATGGAGTATCTCTGTATTTATCAGAGCTGTCACACGCAATTAATATGTTTGAAGTTTCTAAATATTCATCTTTTATACCATTTTCAATCGCTTCATTTTTTTGTCTTTCTATTTCCTTTGTTATTTGCGGGTAAATCAAATCAAATAAAGTATCTACATCAGGAGTACATTGATATGCCATACATTCAACAAATAGGTTTCTTCCAGATACTCCAACCCTTGTAAGCACACTTGGGTCACTACTAAAACCAAAATCAAGTCCGAAATAAACCTCTTCTAATCCATCTGTTGGAAATTCATCAATCCATTTTACATCTTTGAATATTGCTCCATCTTGAGGAGCAGGCAATCCCTCTCCATAGACTAACCATCTCCTTCTATCTATTGTTCCGTTTGATTTATTATATTCGTTGTCAGCTCTATATTTTCCAGTACTATCTTCAAGTATGTTTTCAGGTCTTTCTGGTTTATCCCATATTCTTCTAGAAAATCCATCACCAAAAGGAGTCGCATCAACTTTTTCTATATGACTATCTTTAAAATCCCATGGACACCAACTTTCATATTCAGAAACATTTGTTTCTTTTACATGTTTATTATCTAAATAACTTGTTTGAGTATAAAAAACATTAAAATTATCATGAAGATGGAATGCCCAATGTTCAGTAAGACTTGGATTCCAATCCGCTATAAATAACATTTCGCATCTTTGAATTATTCCCTTTATAATATCTTTATTTGAATTTTCCAATAGCTCATTTATGAAGCATATATCTGAACGACCAGCCTCCTTTGCCGTTTCAGGTAATCCTTTAAATTCTATTGTATTACCAAAAAGAGTTATTATTGGTCTACCATTACTCTTTCCTCCTGTTAATTCATAATCAACACCATCAACAAGGTTCATCTTATCAAAACATTCTATAAAATCTTTTAATGTAGTGTCTCTTGCCTTGACAAGAGTGGAACGATAAATAGAAACATAAAGTTTAGCATTCCTATTTGAATCAAGAATTTTATATAAAGCATGTATGAAATCATATGTTTTACTACTACGTGTTCCACCTTGGTTAAAAATAGTTACTAAAGATTTTTTACCTGTATTAGGATTAATCTTATCTCTATTTTCAAGCCATAAATAAAAAATATAGTAACATAGATAATTAGGATTGAATTTTACGCCCATAGTTTTTATTGCATTTTTTTTCTATATTTCTAATTCTAACCTTAAATTCATCAAGGCTTTCTTCAAAATTTAATATTCCACATAAAACATATCCTTTCATTCCCAAGAAACACGGAGTATATTTACCTCCTGATAGATATATGTTTCCAACATACTTACAAACATATTTTATCTTTCCTATGTAAAATATTTTCATCATATTCTAATATATTTTTTAGCGTTTATATATTCTTCTCTTTTATTCTTTATAAATAAATCAGCATCTATTTTGTTGTTAAAAACGCTTATGCTATACCCATTATTTTTAATAAACATGGTTTTAAAGAAATAAAAATTAATTATTTTTATATTCCATTCGCAATAATAACAGTAGTACTGTTTATCGTATGTTTTTATACCATCTTTATTGGTATAACCCAAACTATATTCTTTAATAAAGAAAAGCTTTTTTAATTTTTTCATCTTTTACATTTTTATAATAAAATATCCTTTTTTTTAATTCATTAGTGCTGCACTTAAACATGTGTTCAGGGTTCATTAAAAAATCATTTTGGCTTAATCTTATAAAACAATCTTTTTCACATAGATTTGATAATAAGATACTCAGCATTCTTTTTTTTATTCCAATGGTATCGCATATTAATTTTCTTATTTGTTGCGTAAAACTAATTACCATAGTATTACTATCGCTTTTTTCGTGCATAATTAAAACTAAAGTCTTTTCATTCTTGCTTAGAGAATAATACCAATTCAATCCATTGGTAGTCCTTATCATTACAAAACTTTCTGATGACTTATTTATCCATGTTGATACACTGCTCAATACCTCACCAGAAATAGAGTCTACAGATGTTCTCTCACATATTCTTCTATTTGCCATTTATCTAACTTTTTAACAAAGTTTACCGTGTAGATTGCACCAAGTATACAGTCTGGATTGCCCCAAGTATACACTTTTTAATGTATACTTTTTTTATCAAGTATCTAATATTCAACATTATATAAACAATTCCCTTTATATTATTAATCATACACTACCAAACCAACATTAATTGAACTAAAATAATTAATAATCTGTTTCATAAGCGTAATGAGATTATTCGGTTTTTAATTGTAAAATATTTGTGGGACTGAACAGGCGTTTCATCTTCACCTCCGCAAAAGCCCACAGGGGGTATTTCCTTTGCATCTCTCGCAATAACTATCTAAAGTTGATACTATATACATCTGTATTAAAAATAACGTCTTAGAACGCCTTAAAATAAGTCTTTTTAAATTATGGCAAAAATAACCTAACTTTTTTGCTTGCTCTGCTTGCCTATCTTCGTCACTATTTCAATTCCTGCATATAAATTGCATACTTAAATAAACATGAATCGAAGACATCAAATACATTACTGCATATTTATTGCATAAAAAGCGTATAATTATGCAGTTTACTTGTCACGGGTGACTGATAAATCTATCTTGTGACCGTTAACGTTGATAACTACAGCTTCCACCTTCTCCTTCTTCTCTTCTTCTTCCACTCCAATGTTCTGTATTCTTGAGGCTACAACAGGGTTATACAATCCATTCATTGCACCACTAACATTCTCGTCCCGAATCTCTTCGTATATGATAACTGCAGAATTGTGCAAGTCCTTCGGGATTCTAACATCATTTCTCTTTGCCCATTTTTGCAAAGTCCCCTTATCTATTTTCGCAAATTTACAAAATGAAAATAGGCTCAAGGGCTTGTAATATTCGACATTTACAGTGGTGCCTGCTAGCGTGCCGCCCTTTACTAATTCTTTCTTAAGCATGAC